CTATCATTTGGCAGCCGTGGAACGTCGTCTGGGGCAGTCAAGACTGGGCGATGGGTTCCCATAGCAACGCAGCCTACCTATTCACCAAAGCATTGGTAAGAGCAGGTGTAGGAAAAGATTACAAAACAAAAACTGTGTGCTTTAAAGAATCCATGTCAGTCGGAGGAAAAACCCACAAAGAGTGGGCAGCAATTTTCAAGCACATGTGCAAGCTCCCTGACGGGACCCCTGTAATTCCTAAGGCAATATACTTCTCTCATGAAAAGTTTTCGAAACAGGTAAGTGCACACTCTCCTGCTGATGAATATTCAAGAGAGTTGATGGAGCTAGGGCTTCCCAGAGTAACCAGAGCAGCAGCAGCAGCAGGAGATAGAGTTGCCGGTGCTTCTATGATTTACAACTTGCTGCGCAATGGTGAGCTGGTTGTGCTGAGCAGTTGTACAGGAATTATAAATGCTTTTCCATCTTTGATGGTTGACCCTGATTTTCCCGACGACGTACTAAAGGTAAACACACAAGGCGACGATGCTTATGACGCCTTTAGGTACGGTATTTATGGGTCGCACAAGTCAAAGCGTAAGCCAGAGTTAATGAGCATTGAAGAACACGCCCGAGAGCTTGACCCTCTTGCATCTTGGTTCTATCGTCAGAAGATGCTAGCTGACAAAGAGAGGCACAACACCAGCGTTCCTTTTTTGCAAAAAGAACAGCCCGTTTGGATGGGAAAGGTTTAGGAGACTCAGATGTTCGAATACACAGAGACGTTCGGAGCTAGAATACGTCAGTTCTTCAAGGAATTGTTCGGCAGTAGGTATGTGGAGCACCTTGAGAATGAAATTGCGATCCTTAGGCAGGACCACGATAGGACTTTGCAGGACCGTGATCACCTAATCGCAGCGTTGCGCGAAGAAAAGGCTATGCTGAACTCCAAAATCGTGATCTATGAAAACACGGTGATGTCTCACAGCTCACGTATGGGTGCCGAGGTCATTGCTTATCAAAAACCAAAGCCTCCGAGTCCCAAATTCAACTTCACGAGCATTCCTCCTACGAAAAGTCGTTGGCAGGTTGTGCAGGAAGAGCACGAAGAGCAAATGCGTAGAGAATTAGAGGCAGAAAAAGAGAAACCTGCGGAAACCACCGCATAAGGAGGCCCTTGTGGCAGAGAAAAAGGAAAAGAAATGCAAATGCGGTGAGTTTCAGTCGTTCTCCGTCAACAAAGCGGAGAATGGGTACAAAATCAGCGTGTACTTCGAGAATAAAAAGACTCTAGGTGCAAAAGCTGGGTGGTATCCTTCGTCTTGCTCTAGTAAAGAGTTTGTGGCGACGAGTAAACCTGAGATGTTTGCTAGGTTAGAAAAGATTATGAGTGGGGATTGCGGTTGCCCCTGTGACTAAGTTTACGGCCCGAGGCCGAGGAGATTAACATGGGATTTTTCAGTAAAGACGGTCGTAAAAGTGGGTCGGCATTCGTTGCAAAGCGTAGGGATGCAGAAGCAGCAAAGTCTGAGCCCACTGGAAAAAGTTCACAGATGGGTAAAGAAATAATGAACCAGGGTGACCCTGGGCCTAAGGCACCTACTGCACAGGTTGGCGCATCGAATATTGAGAACGAGGAAACAGGAACCCACGCGGCTACGCAAGTGGCGCAGGAGCATGGTCCGGCAACGACGGTCCATATTGCACACGACCACAAAGCTGGGAAGCACAGCGTCACGAGTACGCACAAGTCTGGGCACGTTCATCAGAGCACCCACAAAAGTGCGGGGGATGCCCACAAGTTTGCAAGTGCGCTAGCTGGTGGAGCTGGGGACCAACCTACGGAAGAACCTGAGGGTATGCCAGAGGCACCAGAATCAGACGGCTTCGCTATGCCGAGATTGGCCTAAGGAGAATCTATGTACGAATCAAAGACGGAGCCTGGACGTAAATTCGGGTCAGCTTTTCGCGGTAAGAGATTTGACTCATACCACGATGAAGCACAGCCCAAAGTGGAAGCCACCCCTGTGCACCATGGGGAAGAGAAGGATGAGAAGACTGTTACAGGGGGATCGCATAGCCCTGTAGTGGATTTTCACATCGTGCACGATCATGAAGGCAAGAAACATTCGGTCACTTCTACAAGGGAAGATGGAAGTTCCTCAGCCACAGAGCATGGGAGTGCTAAGGAAGCGCATGACAGCGCTGAGCAACTTGCGTTGGAAGCGGGCGGGACTGAGCAGGCTTCTGATGTGAAGAAGCGTGAACATCCCGATCAACAGGGTGCAGAATCCGAAGAGCGCGGGTATGAAATGCCCGATCTGGCCTAAGGAGAACCTAAGGTATGCCCTACGCAAGCAAAGCGCAACAGCGGTATTTCCACGCAAACGAAAAAGAGTTGAGTAAACAAGGGGTAAATGTAGGAGAATGGGATAAGTCAACAGACTTCAAGCATTTGCCCGAGAAGAAACGTAAGTTCGCGTACGCCAAGAAAACCTAAGGTGTCCAAATGTGGATGCGCTGTTGTCCTAGATGTCAACGGGTTCTGTACAAGAAACACCTGAGCGATCACACGGTGTGTTTTACCTGCGGGTGGGTGTGGCTATGAGTGAAAAATTTATCAAGGCTGCTTGGCACTGCTTAATAGCACTTGTGGGATGTTACGAATTACGTAACCATAGGACCAAAGCATCAAAAGTGTTGGCCTGTGGTCTCATCGCGTTTCACGCGGACGCCACCATAGCAGATTACTTGGGTAGACCTACAACGTTGCAAAGAATTTTAAGGAGAGTAACAAATGGCGCAAGAAAATCTGGATAAGATCGCAAGTAGTGACGACATTACTGCGCCAGCAAACCACTCTCTTCCGTACGATCAGCCTGAGGACCCAAATTCTAGCCCCCTAGGTTGGTACGCTCCCTTCGATTATTCTTCAGAGCCTTTCGCGGATTTATCTGAGAATGCTCAGGCCGCACTTATGCAGCTGGATTTGCTGGCCACGAAAACCGATGTGGCCCCGAGACGTTTTGAAGTAGAACAAACCTGGGAAAGTCTGCATTTTGATCGCGGTTATCAGCACTTACTCCGAGGTAAGCAAGGTGGCTGGATTCTCCCTGGGCAAGCCTCAGGGTTCGGCCCAGCATCACAACAGAATAACAACACGATTTACGATACGAACGTGTACGGGGCCAAGGGGGACATTATTGTAGCTGCGCTCTCCCGAGAGGTACCTAAGGTTGAGTTCTTCGCTGCAAACCCAAATTACGGCCCAGACATTGTGGCAGCAGAGGAAGCTGAGAAATTTAAGGAAATCTGGGCTAGAAACAACAACCTCCACTCCTTAGTGAACAGTTGTGCACGTATTTTTTGGAATGAGGACCGAGTTTTAGCGTGGACACGCTACGAATTGAATGGTCAGCTCTATGGTTTTGAGGGCGATGAAGGAGATGAAGCCCCGGTTGTGCCGGAGGACCTACTTAATCCTCCTGACGATGAAGCTACTGGGCAAGAGGGCTTAGACGAATTTCGAGAACAAACAGAGTCTCCAGTACAAACTAATTCCGCAAAGAAGGCCAGAGGAAGAGAAGTAACTACGCTTCACGGAAAGCTCGATCACAAGTGTCCCATAGCTGTGGACAACCTCAGTGATATGCAGTTTGTTCAGCTGTATGAGGACTTGGACGTCGTCATTGTGAAAGCAAAGTTTCCGTGGATCGCAGATAAGATCAAGCCAGGATCAGATGGGCAATCAGAAGTAGAGCTGGACAGGATCGCAAGAGAGAACACTCGGCAGGCAGTTTTAGGAGCCTACGTCACCGGAGATTCTTTACAGAATCACACCATAGTCAAGCACTCATGGTTTCGTCCTTCGATGTTTATGTCGGAAAAAATAAGTGACGATGTACGTGCAGAGCTTTTTGAAGCATTTCCGAACGGTTGTTTGCTGGTTAAGGCCGGGGCTAACTACGCATTCTCTCGTAATGAGAGCATGGATAAGCACCTTGCTATTGCGCACGCATTTTCTGGTAAAGGCCAGAATCGCAGGGCAATAGGCAGCGCTATGATCTCCATCCAAAAGAGAATTAACGATTGGGTGGACTTGCAGGACGACTTCTTCAAGCGTACGATTCCAAAGAAATGGATGAATGCAGAGGCTTTTGATCTAGAAGCCATAAAAAGTCAAACCAATGTCCCTGGGAGCACCGGAGGTTTCGAACCGCAACCTGGGCTAACCACGGCAGATCAGTACATAATGGTTGAACCTACGCCACAACCCCAGGGCTCGTTGGCCGATTTCATCAAGTGGTTCATTACTACGCTGTCCGAAGAAATAACTGGGGCGCTCCCTTCGATGTTCGGAGCAGCCACAGGTGAAAACACGGTAGGCAACGCTGTTCTTCAAATGGACCAAGCTTTGCAACGCATAGGTTGCCCATGGAACAGCATTCAGTATCTGATCGCAGAATGTTCTAGACAAGCGGTAGGTTGTGCGGCAGATTGCAGAGATGGAAAGAAGGTAGTCCAAAGTATTCCTGGCAAGGGTGTAGTTTCAGTGAATACTACAAACCTTGCGGGTAACGTGACCTGTTATCCTGAGTCTAACCCAGCATTTCCCGAGAGTTGGAACCAGCGTGAAGCCAAACTCATTAAGATGATTGACGCTAGTGCGTCTAATCCTGCTTTGTCGCAGTGGTTGTTGTCTCCTGCTAATCTCCCTGCACTTCAAGACGGAATACGTATGAAGGCATTTAAAGTACCAGGAGCATCATCTATCACCAAACAGAAAATGGAGATGGAGCTGTTGCTAAGGTCTGGGCCTATGCCTAACCCTCAGGTGCTGAAAATTCAGCAACTTCTATCTCAGGCAGCTGATGAGATGGGTCCGAAGCTAGCAGCAGGTATGCCACCTGACCCCAAGGAATTGGCAGCAGTGGCGCAGTTAACTCAGCAAATGAAAACTTTGCCACCTATGGTTAGCACTGTGCCTGTTGCACAGGATGAAAGTGAGTTACATCCGATTGAAGCGATGGAATGCTTAGATTGGTTGAACGGTAGCGAGGGACAGAAATTCAAATACGGGACACCTGAGCAAAGGGCTGCATACCAAAATATGCATCTGCACTGGTCGGAGCACACAGCTATGGCTAAGAAGATTGCCATAGCCAATGCACCTCCTCCACCGCAGAAACCGCCTTCGGAATCAATTTCTTACGACCCAAGTAAACTTCCTGTGCCTGTAGCGGTGCAGTTGCTAGCTAAGGTCGGTGTGAAATCTACGCCCGATGATTTTGCACAACATGCATCTGAACAGTTGGACCAAAAAGTGAAGGCGAAAGCGATACCCGAAGCATTAAAAGGGCAGAAGCCTTCTCCTCAGAGCGGTGAGCAACCAAGACAGTTAAGGCGTTAGAAACATCTCGGAACTTATAATCCCGAGCTAGAGTCGGGCGGTGCTCGTACACCGCCCTTCTTGCCTTACGAGAGGAAAGTATGATTGTGTATTTAATCACGAACAGGGTGAATGGAAAGCAGTACGTAGGGCAGACTGTGCAAACCTTGAAGCAACGCTGGGACAAGCACAATGTTAATGATAATTGCCCAGCGATGGCAAAAGCTATCAAGAAATATGGTAGAGAAAGTTTTGACATAGAAACTTTGCACACCTGTGAAACCAAGGAAGAGATGGATTTTGTAGAGATTTTCTACATTTCTCTGTTAAGTACCAAACCTCCCTATGGATATAACCTAACAGATGGAGGAGACGGCGCAGCTGGGTTTAAAATGCCCGATTCTGCTAAAGAAAAACTTAGAATATTGGCCACTGGTAGGGTAGCCTCAGAAGAAACACGAAAGAAAATGAGTATTTCACATAAAGGGCAGAAGAGAACTGAAGAAGCACGTAGAAACATTAGTCTAGCTAAGTTGGGAAACACATCTCGGTTGGGAAGAAAACACTCAGAAGAAACAAAACAAAAAATGTCTTTGGCTCAAAAAGGAAAGGCCAAGCCTTGGATGGTAGAAAGAAATAAAACAGAGTGGATGAGAGCAGCGGCCTCTAAACCAAAGCCTCCAAAAACTGAGGAACAGCGTAAGAAGATAAGCACAGCGAGGACGGGCAAGCATTATCCAAAGTTATCAGAAGCTTTAAGGAAGAAACCCAGACCTCGTAGCCCTCTTACTGGAAGGTTTTTAAATGCCTGAAGACAATAAGAAGATGGTTGCAGTAGTCGTTCGTCATGGTTCCACTATTCTCAACGAAAACAATTCTTTTAGGGGGCGCACAGACCCGCCTTTGGACGATAAGGGCATCAAGCAGGCTTATGATGCTGCGGAAGCCCTTAGAGACGCTGAGATAAAGCCTGAGAGAATTGTCTCTAGCCCATTGCTCAGAGCTTTTCAGACGGCTGAGATATTCGCAGATGAGTTTGGTTTAGATATAGAACAAGAAAGAAACTTGGGAAGTTGGAATCTCGGGTTTTTGAGCGGAAAAGATAGAGACGAATACGAAGAAGTTCTGAATTACTTTGTAGACAACCCAAAATCTACCGTGCCCGAAGGTGAGTCCCTGGACTCCTTAGAGCAACGTACGTTTGAGTACTTTGACAAAGAGCTGAAAAAAAGTAAACTTACACTCTTTGTCAGTCACAATTCCAACATCGTAACACTAGAAACGTTAGTCAAGGGTGACAAAGCAGGACGCCCTGAGTCCTCGGAAACCTCGGTACTCCCAGGTGGAGTGATGGGAATCTATGTGGACTCAGAAGGAAAATATTCTACTGAGGTTCTCTTTGGTAAGGAACGCGAGGCAGAGTATGGCAGCTAAGACTCAGGAGGACTCAGAAAATGAATGAAAGACTTAAGGAATTTCTAAACCAGCAGCTAGATACTTGCAGGACAGCTATAAGCTCTAACCCCGACGCTTTACAGAAAGAGTTTTGGGAGGGAAGAGAATTA